CATACGATTGCTCCTTGAGCATACGTGCCGCTGCGTAACGATTAGGCGCATTGTTGACGCCTTTGAACTGACGATAGTCCTTATACCATCGCGTGATGAGATATTCAATGCAAGCAGAAAGACTTGGAAAGTCAAGGAAGCCTGCTTTGATTGTCACCCATTGACCGTCGTACCACTCTTGCGTGGTGGTCCTAGTACCATCGCCTTTTAAACCAAGCGCATTCCAGGTGCCAGAAAAGTGCTTCCCAAAACCACTTTCTAGGCAACATTGTGCTGCCACTAATTCTGGGAAACGCGCACCATGCCTACGAGCAATGGTGTAGCACGTATCCCAGAATGCCCTATTGGAAGCCGTCATGGCTTCAGTCCTTCACGCGAAAAACAGTTTTCAAACCTTCGAGAAGTAGTTGCAGCACGTTATTGCTTTTCCAAGGGGAACGATCAAGAATTTGATCAGCAGCAGCAATAAGAATGCCACCAACCACAAACCATTCTGCGCCGCTCATGATGAACAATGCAAGGGAATTATGTAAATAGCCTAGCGCTCAATCTCTAAATTCCGCACTCTGCTTTCCATTTCTCCCATCTTGTCAGTGAGAGTGCTGAGTTTTTCTGTGACAGTTTCAATTTGCACAGCCACTCTTGCCTGTTGTGTGCCCACTGCGATAAGCATGGCGCCAGTTGATAGGAGCATGCCAGCCGTGATGGTGGCTACAAAATTTGCAAGGCCGTCCTTGAAACTGTCCATAGCCATCAGTCAATAAAAATATTCTACAAAATTCACGGGCAAATGTTTCGCGTTAGATTGTGGTCACGACAATTTAATAGTGCCATGCTTAGAGCGAATGGTCCCGATGAGCTGTTGCATTCTCTCATTGAACTTCGCCCTGGTGACGCAAAACGCAGATTTCGTAAGAGTATTTTTGAAGACTATTTTTTGAGGGGGCCATTTGGCCAATGCGCCTGCGCTTATTGCGGCGAATGGAAAGAAAAACTGACTATTGATCACATTGTTCCGAAGAGTAAAGGCGGCCCCCATTTCAGTAAGTGGAACATGCTTCCAGCGTGTCAAAGTTGCAATCTTCACAAGGGTAACTCCCCCATTCTTGAATGGTGGAGAGTGCAGCCTTTCTGGAGCGAGAGGCGTGAAGAACTGGTGATGGCGTGGGTGTATTGCAATAGCTTTATTAGCGCCCACACTGATCAGAAGGATCTGGAGCAATGGTGTGAGAAGAAAGGGCTTGCTTTGCCCATTCATGAGAAAATTGAGCATGAAAAAGGCCCCTTATGGGGCCTTTGCGCTACTGCGGCTTAGCCTTGAATTGGTTCAAACGTGACTTGCCTACCGGGAAGGTCGTAACGAATGCCAGGGATGGGGCAAACGCCATCTTTACATTCGATAGAAGGATCATCGAAAGCTTCTACTGGGTGCTGCTCCGGTTCATTCTCCATGGAGAAAATAAGAAGATCAAGATACCAGCCAGCTTTCTTTAAATCTTCTAGGCCATTCTTGTCTTCATAGCGCCACATATATTTAATAACGTTACCTTTGAGAAAGCCACGAAAGTCGTCTGTATCCATTGAAGCTTCAATGGCCTCAATGCATTCAATGCCGCCATTTTTTGCGTAGTGACGGGGGTGATTAACTGGATCGTGCATGATTAGAACGAGGATTGGTGAAGGTCGAAAGCTTCAAAAGCTTCCTTGAACAATGGACGAGCGAGCGTGCTCAAGGCTTGAGCATAAGCCTGAATCTCCCCTTGACTGCCAGCCTCATCTCGCAGGGAGATGAAATGGAGGAGCGCTTGCAAGCTGCAGGTCCAAGTGAAGGAGGTGTACATGCTCGTTGGGAGAATGCCTCGTGCCTGTTCCTTGCTCACACCGAACGTCAGAAGTGCCCTGTAAGCCTGCTTAGCCTGCTCTAAGGCCTTGGCATATTCAAGCATTGCCATCTGGTTCATCGTGGGCTCTAGGGGCCCACTAGAGGCCTGTTTGTTACTGAGGCTTTGCTGCCTGAACTCACGAGGCATGTAATAAGTGTCATCGTCTGCTTCGCAATAGCGAAAGCTTTTCTCGTTCCATCCGAGCGTGTCATTGGCAAACGTGCCACCAATTACATGCTTCCACCATTGCCGACAAACATACAGCGGAGCCTTCACTTGCCATTTGGTGACCACGCCACGAAATGGACTAGTGTGCTTGTGTTGCACTAGATAGTTCAGAAGCTTCTGGTCCTTTTCGGACCATTCGCTACTGGTCTGGTCAAAGCTCTGGCGGGCATCGCAAACGATATCCAAAGAGCTGCCCATCCAATCAATGAGACGCACCATGCTGATGCCATCCATCAGCGGATCAATCTTGGCGGAATAACTCACGAATTAAAGCGAGGGGTCTGATTCTCTGCAGACTGATTGTAGGAGCAATGTCCGTAGCTGAATGCCACCGTACTTGTGCTTTACGAGATCTTCCGCTTTCATCAAACCCAACAATGGTGCCAATAATGGAAGATGGCATCCACCCTGCCGCCGTACGTTGTACGTACACCACATCTTGTCCTGGGAGCCATTCATGGTTGCGAGGAGTGCGAGGAAGCTTGTAAGGGCGGTAGCCCGCCCCGCATTTTACGGCATCCTTCCCATCGTCCACCCGATAAACAAACCGTTTGCCAAACTGCCGCATGGTTAGGCTAGACGAAACGAAGGAGAAACAATGTCCAGGATGTTTTCCATTCCAGTAGGATTAAACTACAACGGACGGGATTGCATTGCTGCCATGGGGCCTTTTGAGCGGAGCATGGAGAGAGACTTTGCCTTGGTTGCAAATAAAAAGGCTTTAGCTGATTGCAATGACATTAACAAGCTGCGAGAAGTGGCTTGCACAATGATGGAAGGATGGAGCAATATGCAAGAAGCCGTAACTGCGCTTGTCAAGGAAAATCTTGAGCTACGTCAAGCTATGCAGATGCAGCAGTATGACCTGGAAGCCGCTGACGCCCTATTGGGAGAAGCTGCTGAAGCCGTCACGCAGTTCGCAGTGAAGCAGCAATCCGCTCAAGCCAAGAAGTTTCCTTGGCCGTTTGGGTGGTAAGAAGAAACACTTTCCAGCCGCCAATCATTGCAAGATTGAACTTCCTAGCATCTCGTTCATAGCCTGAGCCAGTCACGTGACGGCCACGATTGAAGGTGCCTCCTTGTATTTCAATGAGCGTTTGCGAAGGAAGATGCGCAAAGTCTGCGCGATAACGTTTGGAACGCTTGCTCTTGGCGTAGCGCTCTTGAAAATCCACCTCCCAAGTGGCAACGTCACTGAATTCCCTAATCAATGGAAGATCGGGAAAATGTGCTTGCCACAGTCCGAGAAACTGATCTTCAAGAGCGCTCACTAATCAGACAGCAGCAAATGCTACGTTAGCGCCTTGGTTTTGATACTTGCCGTTTCCATAGTCTTGATCTGCGGCGCCTGAGAGGCGAGCGAACATGACTTGCACGATACCTTCGTTGGCATAGATGCGAACGGGAAAAGCCAGGGGATTGACAATACAAATAGTGAGATGGCCAGACCAGCCAGGCTCAATTGGCGTAACGTTAATAATGGTGCCCTGCCGTGCATAAGTGGACTTGCCATCGCATATGCCCATAATGCTAGACGGCATTGTGATGAGTTCCACACTTACGCCAAGAGCGTAGGAAAATGGAGGCAGCACGAAGAACGTGGAGCCATTCTCCTCGATAGGAGAAGCCTCGTACATCAGTTCCTTATTGAAAGCCTTTACGTCAAGGGCTTCCACAGGATTATTGTTGTTGATGACCATGAAGCCTTGTGGAGAAAGGCGCAGGTCGTAACCAGCATGGCTTAGACCATATGACAATGCTTTCGTGCCATTGTCTAACTCTCTGGTCTTTTCTCCGACAAAAGGAAAAAGAATATCATTTTCAGCAAGAATGCTGATTTCCTTGTCATTAAGAAGCATGGTTTCAAAAAAGAAAAGGGGCTCCTAAGAGCCCCGTTTGCAAAAAGGAGAAATCTTCAGAAAGGATCGTCAGAGAAGCCCTGCTTGCTCTTGTTGCCATTGTCCCACATCGAGGCATAAGCCTTAGGAGAGTTGTCAAGCTTGTTGACAGTCACTTGCCCCTTGAAATGAGGAGCAGTGTCCTTATCGCGCTTGTCATTGTCCCAAAGAGCAAAACGCAGGGAGTAATTTCCTTGGGGGTTGGTGCCAGCTTTCTTCATGGCATTGAGGATGTCGGGGGTGAGATCGACGGTGCCAGAGAAAGCGGGAGAGTTGCCAGCGGGCATTGAGTGGTCCTCAAAGGAGTGTAGTGGGCCCTGGAAGGGGCATCAGAAGCATAGCGCTATGAACAGAGGAGTCAAGCCCCGCGATCCATAGAAATCATTAAGGGGCGCCCGCCTGGGTAGTGTTCAAAGAAGAACTGCTGCACCTTCTGCACCATGACGCCTGCTTGCATGGCAAGCTCGGCTGCGGACAAGCTTACGATCTGCGCCTCTTGGCCCTCGCCGGTGTCTGGATCGTAAATAGCGATGGCACAATGCGCCTCGTTTACTTCCACGCCATACATCTGCTCAATGGCCTGTACATAGGCGCCAAGCTGCATGCGGTAGTCGGCTAGTTGAGTGTCGGGCTTGGCCTTGTAGCTCGTTTTCCAATCGAGCAGCGCATAGGCACCGCTGTTCATCTTGGCGAGCATATCAAAGGTGCCTGAGTAGCCAATTTCTTGCGCGTGATCGTACCAGGCAATAGCACTTTCAACGAGCAATGGACTATCCACTTGCTCAAGAAAGCCAACGATGCTTTCAAAATAAGGCACGTAGTTTTCGTGGGAATCAAGATGCTCTTGGATGTCTTCGCCGTTCCAGAAATCTTCTAGAACACCGTGAAGCCAATTGCCTCGATCCACAGCATTACGAGTGCGACGATTAGCTTCTTCATCGCCCACCTTCTTGCGCCAGTTCATGAGCGCTGCAATCTTGCCAGGCGGAGAACACGCGCTCGCAATAGTCGTCACAGAGGGCAAAACATACCCTGCGGGAACATTGGGAAAATCGTCGCAAACGTAATAGCGCTTCTTGTTCAGTTGAAGGCGGTTGGGTTCGTAGCGAGGAAACGCTGGCATTTGAAGAGCTGCAAGGCATAGATCGTAACAAGCCACTTTTAGTCATGATGCCTAATGTGGTAATTGATTTCATATCGCGCATCATTTAGCTCACGCTGGAATTCCATGATGTCACTTTGAAATTGTCCCAGAAGATTGAACAAACGTTCAATGCTGATGCCATCTTCTTCCATCAAGCATTTAGCCATCATTCTTCCATCGGGAGAAAGAATGCTAGATGCAAGCACTGTTTCTTTGTTAGTTTTCATTTCTCGTTCACGTCCCAGAAGTAGTCGCAACCTTCCTCCGTAAATGGAGGCGGAGCGAAATAGCTCTGCCAATCGGAAGCAGGCGCCAAATAACGCCAACAATCTTCCTTGACAGGGCATTCATCGCCCGAGCACTTGCCAATATCGGCCATGAGAATACGGTGTGCAGTTTGAGCAAGAAAAATTCGATCAGCAATAGGAGAACTAGCAATAGCCTTAAGCACTGCAGCGATGCGACGGTCACTACTAAGCGTGTCTTCAGGAAAGCTCCAGAACGCTTCATGACAAGCATCAAGCAGAGAGCGATGATTTTGCACTGTCCTTCCGAGAATGGAGGCTTTCGTATTCTTCAATTACTTCGTACATGGCTTCAATTACCGTGCTTTCAAGAAAGCCACAACCAAGCAAAAAGTCCTTGAAATTGTGTACAACCTCTGGGCAGTAAATGTTGTGGAAAGAATAGGAGATTTTGGTTTCTCCGTCTTCATTCAGGAAAGTGAAGCGACTCATGGGAGAATCAGCGAGAGGATAGCGAGGATCGACAGAGCAATGATCAGGCATGTAAAGGTAATGAGAAGGAACAATCCAAGTGGATCATTCGCCAAATAGGG